GGAGCTGGTGGAGCAGGAACAGATTTTAGTCCATATTTTCCAGGTGAGACATTAACTAACTGTGGTGTTTATGCAGGTGGTGGAGCTGGAGGAGCAGGACCTGTTCCCGCGCCAGGAGGCACAGGAGCATCAGGAGGAACTGGCGGTGGTGGAAGCTCATCAACTGGATCAGCAGCGAGTAGATCAGGTACAGCTAATACTGGCGGCGGCGGTGGAGGAGCTGTTAAGGCAGCACCTTGTAGAACAGGTGGCTCAGGCGGCTCTGGTATCGTTATCGTAAAAGAATTATCAAAAGCAAGTGGTGTATGGAGTTTACAATCTCAAAAAGCAGCATTAGAAAATGGAACATGGCCGAAAAAATTATTTAGTATAGATTACATGGTTGTAGCAGGAGGTGGTGCAGGTGGTTTTTCATTTGGATCAATTCCTGGGGGACAGTCTCCAACATCTCAAACAAGAGGTGGAGGAGGTGCAGGAGGTTACAGAGCTTCAGGTTATGGACCAAGTCCGTTACAAGGTTCATCATTAACTTTAGAAAATGGAGATTATAAAATTACAGGTGGAGCTGGTAGAAGAACAGGTGCTCAAGGTTCCGACTCAACATTTGATTCAATTACTTCAGCAGGTGGAGGTGTAGGAGCTTACAATCCAGGAGGATCACCAACAGGAACAGCATCAGATGGGGGTTCTGGAGGTGGTGCTGCTGGAACTTATGGAGCAGGATCAGGTAACACACCACCAGTAAGTCCGCCACAAGGTAATCCTGGAGGAACGGGATCAATACCAGGACCTACAGCTCACGCTGGAGGCGGAGGTGGTGCTACAGCGGCAGGAAGTAATGGACCAAACGGTGCAGGTGGTGCAGGTGCACCAAATGCAATTACAGGATCAGCAACCACATACGCTGGAGGCGGAGGTGGTGGACAAGGCGCAGGTGGAGCAGGTGGTGGTGGAACAGGCGGAAATCAACCTGGTGGTCAAGGATCAGCTGGAACTGCTAATACTGGCGGTGGTGGCGGTGGAGGAACTGCACACGGAACAAACGGTTCTGCATCAGGTGGATCTGGTATTGTAATTGCAAGAGCTCCAAGCGGAACAACTTTCTCAGTTAGTCCATGTACTAACACAGTTACTTCTACACCAGGCGGTTGCCAAGTCGCTACATTTACAGTTTCTGGAACATTGACAATTAGTTAATAGTTGATATTTATCTTTTATAAAAAGTATGAATTTACAGAATTACTATTGGTTTTTTAAATCAGCATTAACTCCGCGATTTTGTGATGAGTTAATTCAATATGGAAACCAGCAACAAGAACAACTTGCACTTACCGGTGGTCAAACACGAAAGAAAAAAGAAGGTAAAGATTTAGACGAAAAAGAAATTGCAGATTTGAAACAAAAAAGAGATTCAAATATTGTATGGATGAACGACAGATGGGTTTACAAAGAAATACAACCTTATGTGCATCAAGCAAACGCTAATGCAGGATGGAATTTTAATTGGGATTTTTCTGAGTCTTGTCAATTTACAAAATATAAACTCAATCAATTTTATGATTGGCATTGTGATAGTTGGGAATCTGCATACAACAATCCAGATAACCCAAGCACACATGGTAAGATTAGAAAATTATCGGTAACGTGTTGTTTATCAGATCCAAAAGATTATAAAGGCGGTGAACTCGAATTTCAATTTAGAAATATGGATGACCCAAACATTACAAGAACGTGTACTGAAATATTACCACGTGGCTCTATCGTGGTGTTTCCATCATTTGTGTGGCATAGAGTTAAACCTGTAACGAAAGGAACGAGATATTCTTTAGTCATTTGGAATTTAGGATATCCATTTAGATAACATGGCAAAAACAGACGATTTACAAACATCATTTTATTTTCAAACACCAATCTATCATATTGAAATACCTGAGTGGGTAGATCATGTAGATAAGGTTTGTGAGAAATATATTAAACAAGCAAGAAAAAATAATCAAAAAGCAATTAAAGATAGAGAAAAAAAATGGAAGAAAAAAGGTTTAGGTGATGTTGGTATGTCTCACCATTCTACATCTTTAATTAATGATCCTGATTTAAAAGAATTTCAAGAATATATTGGAGCAACGAGTTGGAATGTTTTAGATCATATGGGTTATGATTTATCTGGCTACGAGTTATTCTGGACAGAATTTTGGGTTCAACATTTTGCAGATAAAGGTGGTGGACATCATGAAGGTCATATCCATTATGATAACCATGTCTCTGGTTTTTATTTTTTACGTTGTAGTGAAAAAACATCTATGCCAGTTTTTCATGATCCAAGACAAGCTAAACTTATGAATGACTTACCACAAAAGAAGTCAGAGGATGTAACACCAACTTCACCTTTGATTCATTATAAACCAAAACCAGGTACGATGATTTTTATTCCTGCATATCTAGAACATCAATATACTGTTGATCCAGGAGTAGAAGATTTTAGATTTGTACATTTTAATCTACAAGCTGTGAGAAGAATGATTACAGATACAATTAGAAAACAAGTGACAGTCACAAAAGGAAGGAAAAAGAAATGAGTTTTAAAAAGTCTGGATACACAATAATTAAAAAAGCAATTGATCCAAAGATTGCTGATTTTGTTTACAAATATTTTTTATTAAAAAGAAAAGTTGCAAGAACTATGTTTGATCAAAGATATATTTCACCTTTTACAACTGAGTTTGGAGTATGGAATGATGAACAGGTACCTGAAACGTATTCTCATTATGGTGATATTGCAATGGAACAATTGTTACAAGATGTCAAACCGGTAATGGAAAAACAGACAGGTCTTAAATTAATTGAAACATATGCATATGCTAGAATTTATAAAAAAGGCGATGTCTTACATAAACACAAAGATAGGTTTTCTTGTGAGATATCTACCACACTTAACCTTGGTGGAGACAAATGGCCTATTTACATTGAGCCAGATCCTAAAAAAGGTAAGGTTAATAGTAAAGGTCAGTATGTCAAATCAGACTCAAAAGGTATTAAAGTCGATTTAAAACCTGGAGATATGTTAGTTTACAGAGGCAATATTTTAGAGCATTGGAGAGATGCTTTCAAAGGCACCGATTGCGGACAAGTTTTTCTACACTACAACAACGCCAAAACAAAAGGTTCAAAAGAAAATCAGTTTGATAAGAGACCACATCTTGGTCTTCCATCTTGGTTTAAAAAGTGATATAATTTCGACATGCTAAGGTAAGCCTCACCACCACACCACAGGTTTGCCTTGGCGCCAAATTGGTATGGAGAAATATGTTACAAAAGATACAATTTTTACCTGGGTTCAATAAACAAGTCACAGCTACAGGTGCTGAAGGCCAATGGATTGATGGTGATAATGTCAGATTTAGATACAATACCCCTGAAAAAATAGGAGGTTGGGCTCAACTTGGAGAAAGTAAACTTACGGGAGCATCAAGAAAAACACATCACATTATCAATAAATCTGGAAGTAAGTTTGCTATTCTAGGCACAAACAGAATTTTATATGCATATAACGGTGGTATCTTTTATGATATTCACCCAATTAAGTCGACAAATACTTTAACTAACGCTTTTACAACAACGAACGGATCAACTTCTGTTACCATTACATTTTCTACATCTCACAATATTAATGTTAAAGATATTATTTTATTAGATAACTTTACGGCGATTACTGGTTCAGATTATACCGCCTCTGATTTTGATGATAAAAAATTTATGGTCACTTCTGTGCCAACAACAACGACTTTAACCATTACCATGCCAAGTGCAGAAACAGGTGCAGGTGCAACCGCATCGGGTGGTATTCGCGTTAGACATTATTATCCTGTAGGTGCAGCAGAACAAACTCCCGCTTTAGGCTGGGGGCTAGGATCTTGGGGTGGTGAAGCGCTTGGAAATGCACAAACAACTTTAGTAAGCACCATCAACGATTCACAAACAACAGGTATTGAATTAACAGACTCTGCTCAGTTTCCAACATCAGGTACAAACTTTATACAAATTGGAACGGAAGAAATATCTTACACAGGTATTACTTCTAATGTGCTTACCGGTGTTACAAGAGGTGTAAGAAATACAACAGCAGCAGCGCACACAGCGGGCGATACGATTGAAAATACTTCTGATTATATCGCTTGGGGTGAAGCAGCAAGTGGTGATCAAGTTAATGATCCTGGTTTATGGTCGATTGATAACTTTGGAGATAAAATTATTGCACTGATTCATAACGGTGAAGTGTTTGAGTGGGACTCAAATGTAGCCAATGCAGTTAACAATCGAGCAACGATTATATCGGGTGCACCTACAGCTTCAAGAGATATGTTAGTATCCACACCAGATCGACACTTAGTATTCTTTGGAACCGAAACAACGATTGGTGACAAGACGACACAAGATGAAATGTTTATTAGATTTTCAGATCAAGAAGATATTAATACGTATACACCCACAGCAGTTAACACAGCAGGCACACAAAGACTTTCAGATGGATCAAGAATTGTTGGAGCGGTAAGAGGTCGTGATGCAATCTATGTATGGACAGATACCGCACTCTTTACACAAAGATTTGTTGGACCACCGTTTACTTTTGGTTTCGCACAAGTTGGAACCAACTGTGGTTTAATTGGACAGAATGCTGCGCTTGAAGTGGATGGTGCGGCTTACTGGATGTCTGAGAATGGTTTTTTTAAATACTCAGGTAATTTAGAAACGATGCAGTGTTTAGTTGAAGACTTTGTATATGACAATTTAAACACCACAGCAACACAACTTATTAACGTTGGACTTAATAATTTGTTTGGGGAGATCACTTGGTTCTATTGCACTTCAACATCAACGGTTGTGAATCGAATGGTCACTTATAATTATCTAGACTCAACGCCAGCGAGACCTGTGTGGACGACAGGCACACTTGCAAGAACAACCTGGGTGGATTCTTCTGTGTTTGGTTTACCTCATGCAACTGAATATGATATATCTGAAAATGCATCTTTTGATGTTGTTGGAAATACAGATGGTTCAACGGTTTATTATGAACATGAAAAAGGAACAGATGATGTTACAACCACTGCTACTACAGCGATTGCTGCAAATATACAATCAGGAGATTATGATATTAATGGTGAGAGTTTAGGCGGTGATGGAGAAGTGCTTATGAAAATTAGAAGATTTATTCCTGACTTTGTTTCACAAACAGGGAATTCTCAAATCACATTAAATTTAAGAAACTACTCTAATAACTCACAAGCCAGTTCACCTTTAGGTCCTTTTACAATTTCATCAAGCACATCAAAAGTGGATACGCGTGCAAGAGCAAGAGCGATATCTTTAAAAATAGAAAATACAAGTACAGGTCAAGACTGGAAACTAGGAACTTTTAGAATTGACATACAACCGGATGGGAGAAGGTAATGGCAAAAATTACTTTAGTATTTACAAGACCAGGAAGAGAATACAAGCAGCAAGATGCCGATGCTTTAATTCGAGACCTTGACGGATTGATAGAAAAGCTTAATTCTACATTTCAACAAGATTTAAAAGAAGAATTAGAAAGAAAAGAATTATTTATGAATAGGTATGATTGCTAATGAGTTGTAATAACGTAAATTTTGAAAATTTTGAATTAGATGTTTCTAGTGGAGCTTTATCTCCTAGCTATGAACAAGTTTATAAATTTGGAACAAATGCTAATGTTGATAATAGTCTACATACGATTTGGCAACAAGGAGGACTTTACTCTTATCCACCAAGTGCATCAACTATGACAGTATCAAGTTCTAATGTAAATGATACCTCTGCTGGAACAGGTGCAAGAACTGTTTTAATTTCTGGATTAGATGCAAGTTATAATGAAGCTAGTGAAACTATAACTTTAAATGGTCAAACAGCAGTTACTACCGTTAATACTTATATTAGAATGAATAGAGCTA